GGAGTCCTTGAAGGATTTTACAAGTTTGCTGGTGAAGTGCCTGAATCAACATTGGTTCGTAACCCATTATTCGTAGACCTTTATCGCACTCGCGTAGAGGCATCTATCCGAAATGCTATTGAGACATATCCAGGAGACACAATCCCTCCTGCATACCTCAACAAACTGGAGAACTCAGCCCGTCAATGGGCACGTTCAGAGATGCGTCGTACTCTTTATGACACATCAGAGCGCGTTGATTCAGCGACAACTCTTAAGTACATCTTCCCATTCTTTGGTGCATTCGCTGACGTTGCACAAAAATGGGGTCGCATTGTTGTAGATGACCCAAGCAAGATACGTGTTCTTGAGACAATATACAACTCTCCTGACCGTATGGGTATTACAGAAGAGCGCGAAGGCAGAACATACATCAACATTCCTGGCGAATGGGCTAAGCGTATGAAGTTGGGTGACCGCCCACTATCAGTACCTAAGGCATCACTAAACCTCATCTTCCAAGGTGGAGCGTGGTGGAACCCAGGTGCTGGTTGGTTCGTACAGTACGGTGCATCTCAATTGCTACGTCAAGTTCCTAGCCTAGAGCAAAGTGGCTTAATGAAGGAAATCCTTCCTTACGGTCCAAGCGGAACTGGCTGGCAAGACTTAGTTCTACAGAGTGCTGGTCTACGTAAGTTGTTTGCAATGGGCGATGAAGCAGACCCAATGCGTGCTAATTTAACTGTGACTATTGCTATGGAAGAAAACCATAAGTACGATAAAGGTCTTCGTGATACTCCTCCCACAAAGGAAGAGATTAACCGACGAGCATTAGGTATCTTAGGTCTTGAAGCAGCAAGTCGTTTCATATTGCCATTTGCTACAAACACACGTTCTCCTTATCAGTTCTATATTGATGAGTATCAGAAGATGCGTCAAGAAGATGCAGCAAATGCAGCAGAGAACTTCTGGAATAAGTACGGCGATGACTACTATGTATTCACAACTAGCCGTTCAAAGAACAACACTGGTGTCAATGCATCTATCGAGGCTGACAAGCGTGCTACTCAACTTAGCGACTTAATCTCTAAGAACCCTGAGTACGGCTGGTTCGTAGTAGGAGATGCTAATAATGGTGAGTTCTCACCTACTGTTTATCAGAAGCAACGCGAACAAGCAGTTGCCCCTGGCAGCACAACCAAGTTCCGTGAGTCACAAGACCCTTATGAGGCTATTGCATCAACTCAGGCTGAAAAGGGTTGGAGCACTTACAACAAGGGTGTTGATTACCTTGAGTCACAACGTATTGCACGTGGGCTTAAGAGTCTTAACTCAAAGGGTGCAGAGGATTTGAGGGCTGCAAAGGAACGCTTCGTTGCAGAACTATCTACAGAGAACCCTGACTGGGCAAAGGTTCGTGGAAAGATTGACACTAATAAGGTCAACAACTTCTTACAGTTTGCCAAGGAAATGACTCTTGATAAGCGCACTGCTAATCGTCCTGACATCAAGGCTATGGCTGACTACCTAAAGGGTCGTGAGTACATCCGTCAGTTATTAGCACGTCGCGATAGTCAATCACTTACTAATGAAGAGAACCTTGACATCAAGGAAAAGTGGGATTCATTCATTGGTGATTTAATTGACGAGAACATTACATTCAACAGAGTATATACACGTGTACTTGAAAACGATGACCTTAGGAAAGGTTTCTAATGGGAGCACTTGATAATCTATTTGGTGGTAGTGGTACAGACACTTCCACTGATACCACTGGTTACATTAACAAAGTATACCTAGGCTCTACTCCTGTGGTTAAAGGCAAGAAGGTAATGTCTCCTACTGGAACTCAGTACACAGAAGCAGATACTGGTGGAGAAACAGTAAAGTCAATCACTGAAGTAAAGGATTCTTTCTATACTTGGGATGACCGAACTCTAAATAACTTCCTTGCACGTCTTAAGAAGTATGGCTATCAGGATGTAACTCTTCCAAAGGCTAAGTCAATCTGGGATATGGCAGTAGAAGGTTCTAGTGCCTGGTATGCAGGTTCTAATGGGGCACGCAAAGTCACACCTGACCAGTACATCGAATGGTATTCAAAGGGTAGCGGCGAAGCAGCACCTAAGCCTACTAAGTCTGTCTATCAATATGACCCAATTGTTCTAGGTGGGTTAGTTGACTCTATCTACCAGAAGACTCTAGGTAAGTTGCCAACTGCTGAAGAAAAGGCTGCACGTCTTGCAGAACTTCAGATTGAAATCAACAAGGGAACAATTACTAAGACTGTCAAGGACAAGTCGGGTATGGCTGTGACAACTACAACCCCTGGCTTCACTCAAGAAGAAGCACAGTTGAGTATTGCCGAAAAACTTAAGCAAGAGAATCCAGATGACTATGACCGCCAGAAGCGTATCGACTTTTCTGGTTGGCTATCACAGAATGTACAGGGTGCATAAATGGCAGCAGCAGATGCAGCAAATGAAGCAAGACTTGCAGCCGAAGCAGAGGCTTCTCAAAAAGGTGTGCAGACTGCGCTAGAGTACGGAATTAGCCAAGCACTTCTAAAGGCGTACCCTGAACTTCAAGAAGTATATGACCTATTCAAAGCAGGAAGTACTGGTCCTGCACTTGAAGCACTATACAAAACAAATTACTTTCAAAATCTTAGCCCTACAGTCAAGGCTCGTACAAAGCAGAAGTTAGAACAACCTGGTGTATATCTTGACTCATTAGATAAGTACAAGGTTTCAGCACGCAAGCGTCTTGTAGATTCTGGCATTAAGATTTCTATGACAGACTTCGACAAGATTGCTAATGATGCTTATGCTCGCGGTCTTGACGACAATCAGTTTGATGAAGTGCTTCTTTTCTCAGGAAAGATTACTGGCTTTGGTGGAAAAATCCTTGGTGATACATCTGACCTTAAGTCATATGCTCAGTCATTTGCAGCAACAGGATACTTCAATGATGCATACTGGTCACAGAAGTCACGTGACCTATTTGCTGGGACAACAACAACTGAGGATATCCAAGCAGAGATTCGTAATAAAGCAGCAAGTGCTTTTCCAGGATATGCAGACCAGATTAATAATGGCACAAGCGTTGACGCTATTGCCTCAGCCTACAAGGGCGCTATGGCTAACATCCTAGAACGTGATGCTGATTCAATTACATATAACGACCCTCGCCTACGTCAGGCTCTTCAGTACATTGGTGCCGATGGCAAGCCAGCGGTTAAACCACTATGGCAGTTTGAAAAAGAACTACGTGCTACCCCTGAATGGGAGTACACAAACAATGCACGTGACACTATTGATTCACTGTCACTCAAAGTAATGCGTGATTGGGGTCTAGCATAATGGCACTATTAACACCTGCACAGTTCGCTCAACGCCAGGCTAATCTTCCACCTGAAGACAGAATTTCATATGCTGAATATGTACGTGCTGTTGGAGGAACATTAGAACAACTAAAGACAGCAGAATCAGCAGCAGCGACTCCTGCTCCAGTATCAGTTTCAGCAGTAGAGTCCGCAGCAGCGGCTCGTGCTAAAGCAAAGGCTGACGCAGACAAAGCGGCAGCAGAAGTTAAGGCTGCCAATGATGCTGCAGCAAAACAAGCATCTGCTGATGCTTATTACACAGCCAAGGTCGGAAACACTGGAAAGACTCAGGCTCAACTAGATGCACTTCAGAATGCTATTGATACAGCAGCACAGATTACTGAGTCATATGGCAGCATTGGTATCACATCGACAGTTGACCTAAAGACTGGCAAGGTTGTAACAACTAATAACAGTAAAGCAGCAGCAGATGCGGCAGCAAAAGCAGCAGCAGATAAAGCAGAAAAAGATAGACTCGCTGCAGAGAAAGCAGTTGCTGATGCCAAGACAGCAAAAGAATTAGCAGATGCTAAGGCTGCATTAATTAAAGCACAAGAAGATGCTCGTATTGCTGCGGCAAAGGCGGCTGCAGACTTAAAGGCAGCAGCAGATAAAGCGGCTGCAGACTTAAAGGCAGCGCAAGAGGCAGGTAACGCTGCAGCAATTAAGGCAGCACAAGATGCTAAAGCAGCAGCAGATGCTGCAGCAGCGAATGGAGCAGCACAGGCTGCAGCATCAACAGCGCAAGCAAATCTCAATGTTGCTGGAAATGTTGTAACACCTGCACAGATTGCAGCAGATGTAGCAGCCAAGGCTGCAGCAGATAAGATTGCAGCAGATGCTCAACTGAAGGAATCTAATCGTCAGTCAATCATCACAATTCTTCAAGACCGATTCGCCAAGTATGGCTTGACTGGTCTTGGCAATAAGATTAAGCAACTTGCTATCGATGGAGCAACAGAGGCAACAATTACTCTAGGACTTCAGGAGACCGACGAGTACAAGACTCGTTTCAAGGCTAACGAAGAGCGTCTTAAGAAGGGACTTACAGTCCTTCAGCCAGCAGAATATCTCAACCTTGAAGACGGATATCGTCAGGTTCTACGCTCTTATGGATTGACAGCATTCGATAATGACGATTACGTGCAACAGTTTATTTCTAATGACGTATCAGCAGCAGAACTTTCTAACCGAGTTGTTACAGCAGTACAGCGTGTACAGAACGCTGACCCTGCAGTCATTAAGCAACTTGGCGAGTTCTATGGAATAACATCTGACCGTCTAGTCGCATATGTACTTGACCCACAACAGCAATTCCAAAAGATTGAACGTCAGGTTGCCGCAGGAGAAATCGGTGTAGCAGCAGGTCGTCAAGGACTCAAGGTTGGAGTTCAGGTCGCTGAGCAACTTGCAGCCCAGGGTATCACTCAGGCTGAAGCACAAAAGGGTTACTCAACAATTGCTGACATTCTTCCTACCGCTGAGAAACTATCAGCAATCTACGGAAGTACAACTGAGAAGTATGGACAGAGTGAGGCAGAGCAAGAAGTATTTAACTCACTTGCCTCAGCACAACGTGCACGACAGAAGTTGTCAGCACTTGAAGTTGCACAGTTTGGTGGTTCATCTGGTCTAGCCAGAGGCGGACTCACTCAACAAACAAGCGGTAACTTCTAAATAAATAGAATCCTGAACGGACCTACCAGCCCCGTCAGCGTAACAGACTGGTAGCAAGAGCCAGCCAATTTCCCCGAATTGAACTGCGGCTTGCGAACTACAACGAATAGAAGGGTGGACAGTTGCTATGAGCAACAACTACTGGGACGAAGAAGAAGACGATACAACAATCACAGGCAACGAATCTGAAAACGACTTACAAAAGAAATTGCGTAAGAAGATTAAAGCAGATGAGAAGCGTATGAAAGAACTCGAAGAAAAACTTGAGACATATGTCAAGAAAGAACGAGAGTCTTCTATTCAAGAAGTCCTAGAAAAACAAGGTGTAAATCCTAAGGCTGCACGACTAATCCTCAAAGACTTGGACGAAGTTACTCCAGAGTCAGTTGCAAACTGGCTTGAAGATAACGGCGACCTCTTTGGTTATAGCCCAGCAGAAGGAACACCTGAAGTAGACAGCAACCGTGAGGAACTGCGTAAGCAGAACGCTGTCACACAAGGTGCAATTACACCTGACCGAAGTGAAGATTTGGCGATGCGTATTGACCAGGCACAAAGCCAGGAAGAACTCAACCGAATCCTAGCCTCACAATAATCATTCATAGTATCTAATCACCAGGAGGTGAACACTTGGCTACAAATTACACATCGACAGACTCAGCGTCTCTCGGCGGAACAGCAGGTAGCGCAGGTCTAGTACAGAAGGCATACGATAAGTCTATCGAATTTGCCCTCCGCGACGAACCCCTAATTCGTGCAGTAGCAGACAAGCGCCCAGTATCCCCAACTAACAACGGTAACGTTGTAGTTCTTCAGCGTTATGCTGACCTTGCTAACGCTACAACAGCGCTAACAGAGTCAACAGACATTGACGGCGTTACAATCGGAACACCTACATCTGTGACAATCACAATGCAGGAGTTCGGTAACGCAACAACAAACACACGTGCTCTACAGTTGTTCTCATTGAACGCAGTAGACCCAGACATCGTTACATTGATGGCTCGCAACCAGGCAGATTCAATCGACGCACTTGCTATGACAGCACTTCGCGGCGGAACAAACGTAATCTACTCAGGTTCAACAGCAACAACAACAGCAACTGTTACAGCAGCAGCAACATTGTCAACAGCGAACATCGCTAAGGCAGTTGCTAAGTTGCGTACTAACAAGGCTTCAGGCAAGCGTGGCAATGAGTTCTGGGCTGGAATTCACCCAGACGTAGCACACGACCTAATGCTTGAGTCATCTGCAGCAGGTTGGGTAGTACCTAACGCATACGGAATTTCACAAGACCGTATCTGGGCTGGAGAAGTTGGTCGTTACAAGGGTGCCTACTTCGTAGAGTCACCACGCCTATACGTAGCAACTGATGGTGCTTCATCTGCAAAGGTGTACCGCACAATCCTTTGCGGACAGCAAGCACTTGCTGAGGCAGTGGCAGAAGAGCCACACACAGTTATCGGTCCAGTTACCGATAAGTTGAACCGCTTCCGTCCAATCGGATGGTACGGCGTTCTAGGCTTCGCTCGCTTCCGCGAAGAGGCTCTATACCGCATCGAGTCTGGTTCATCAATCGCTTAATTGATTGACGGGTGGGGCTAGGGAAACCTAGCCTCATCAGTAAGTTCATTAAGGAGAACAATGACAACTTATCTATTCACTACGCCCGTAGTTGAAGAAGGTCCTACTGGTGGACACCGCTTGTTCTACTTCTTCCGCCTTAACCGTGGAATCACAGTAGTTCGCAGTGGCTCCATATACAGTACAGGACGCTGGTTCACGCAAGACCAACTCGACGAGTTTGACGAGTACTGGCTAGGTGGACACGAGCATCCTGGTATCAGTGAGGCAACAAAGGCAGCAATGATTGCTGCTGACATAGATGTAACAGAGGCAAACTTCGTAGCAGAGTAGGGACAAATGCATCAGCACATCAGTAAGGTTTTAGATTGGGGCTTCACCCCAGAGCACGACTTCGTAGCAACTAAGTATGGATGTGTCTTATGTGATGAGACATCAGACAAACCATTTGAGTATGAAGAGATTTCAATTGACCACACACAATGTGACGATGATTGTTTCGGATGCAAGGCTAAAGGACTTCAGTTGAACACTGGAGATGCAGGTCGACCTGTCTCAGATAAGCAATGGCAAAGTAGATTGAAGTTCTACAAAGATGCTAGAAACCAAGGCATACA